ACCGGCGATCTGTGGATCCTCGGCGATCACCGGCTCCTTTGCGGTGACAGCACCAGCGCCGCGGATGTGCGCCGCCTGATGAATGGCGAGCGTGCGATCCTGTTTGCGACTGACCCGCCGTATCTGGTCGACTACGACGGCTCGAACCATCCGACCCGCAACAAGGACTGGTCTGCGTCGTATGGCACGACCTGGGATGACAGTTCTCAGGGGGCCGAGCTTTACGACGGCTTCATCGCGGCCGCCGTGGCAGAAGCCATCGCAGATAATGCCGCGTGGTATTGCTGGCACGCCTCGCGTCGCCAGGCGATGCTTGAGGCTTGCTGGGAAAAGGCTGGGGCCTTTGTCCACCAGCAAATCATCTGGGTGAAGGACCGCGGGGTCCTGACCCGGTCGCACTATCTCTGGAAGCACGAGCCCTGCTTCATGGGCTGGCGTCGACCGAACCGGCCGCCCAAGGTGGCGGAGGAAACCTTGCCGTCGACATGGGCGCTGCCCAGCTTCGCCAAGGATGAGAGACCCGACCATCCCACACCGAAACCGCTCGACGCCTTTGGGATCCCGATGCGCCAGCATGTGGCACGCGGCGGGCTGTGCTACGAGCCATTCTCGGGGTCTGGGTCGCAGATCATGGCGGGCGAGGCCAATGGTCGCCGGGTATTCGCGATAGAGATCAGCCCGGCCTACATCGATGTTGCCGTCGAACGCTGGCAGGCCGACACCGGCCGTGACGCGATCCTTGATGGCGACGGTCGGACATTTGCTCAGGTGAAGGCAGGTCGCTTGGAGGAGGTTGAACTCTTGGGCGCAACCTTGAAAGTTGTCGGAAGTTTCAACGCCTCCGACCAAATCTAGAAAGAATGGGTTTGAAATCTATACCCATCCCCATGAACGTAAGTTTCAACTGAGCAGAGTCGTAAATTGTGTTTAGAATGCCTGCCTGCTGTTCCCCGTCCGGCATTTCAAGCCTTTTTTCGCAGGCCTCATGAAGAGAATTGAAAACGCCTTCGATCATCTCTTCGTTGCCAGAAACTTTGTTCGGTAGCTTGAAGAAGACGTACTCGTCATGACGCGGTTCGAACTTCGCCAATGGCTTTTCTGTTAATAGGAGACCCGGAGTATTCGGTCCAATCTCACGCCAGAAAAAATCATAACCTTGGGATCGGAGTTCTGATCGGATCTCATGTTGTGTGCCGGGTATTGGCGCAAACAAAGACACGTCGCTGCCAAATGCACGGCCCGCACTCACCAGTCGGTCCACAATAGCTTTGGGAACATCCTTCTGGCGTTTGTACTCCTCCCAAAGATAGTAAACGAACAATTTTGCGTCTGGATCGGGACAACCAAGATACGTCTGCGACACCCACATGCTTCGCCTCCCTGCCAGAATTGCTCAACTGCAATCCTCATGTATTCCTCAGAGTTACGCAAGTCGGCGCGCTCCGCAAGCGCGAGCGGCTGTTCATCCTTGCCATCCGCGAGGGGGACGAGCTGGCTGACCCCGCGCGCCTGCTCTGGCACCCGGTCGAGCGGTGGGAACCGGACCGAATTGCTGCGGCTATGGCCGACGCCGAGGGCCAGCGCCAATGAGAACCGGCAGACGAAGCCGACGCCGTCGCAGGAAGCGGGACAGCACGGGATGAACCTCGCGACGACGGCTGCGATGTGGCCAACGCCGCAGATCGACAGCTTCCGCAACCGGGGTGGCGAGCGGAAGGACGAAAAGGGTCTGGACCGCATGGCGCGGGACTGGCCGACGCCAATGGCGAACGACGGCTGCAAGCCGAGTGCGGGCAATCGCCGGACAGCGGACCTGACCCACGCGGCGGGGATGTGGATGGCAGTGGCACGACCTACCTGCAGGCGAAAACCGCCAACGAGGTGCTGAAGGCGCAGGAGCGGCGCATCCGGCTGCAGAAGCTGAAGGGGGAATTGATCGAGCGGGCCCGGGCGCTGTCGCTGGTGTTCCGGCTGGCGCGGGAGGTGCGGGACGCTTGGGTGAACTGGCCCGCGCGGTCGTCGGCATTGATGGCGGCGGAACTGGGCGTGGAACCGGCCGCGATGCAGAAGGCCTTGGAAAAACATGTACGCGCCCACCTCGACGAACTTGCCGAGGTCCGGCCCGACTTCCGGTGAAACTGGCGACGACCTGACGGATTTCGACGGCGCGGTGGAAATCCTGCGCACATGGGGCGCGGGGCTGGCGCCCGATCCCGATCTGACGGTTTCGCAATGGGCGGACCGGCACCGGATGCTGTCCGGCCGCGCCTCGGCGGAACCCGGGCGGTATCGGACGGCCCGCACGCCTTACATGCGCGAGATCATGGACCGCCTGTCGCCCGGCGACGTGATGCAGCGGATCGTCTTCATGAAGGCGGCGCAGGTCGGCGCGACCGAGGCGGGCAACAACTGGATCGGCTTTGCCATTCACCAGGCACCGGGCCCGATGCTGGCGGTCCAGCCGACAGTGGAACTGGCGAAGCGAAACTCGCGCCAGCGGATCGACCCGCTGATCGACGAAAGCCCGGACCTGCGGGAGCGGGTCAAACCGGCGCGGTCGCGGGACGCGGGAAACACGATGCTGTCGAAGGAATTCGCGGGCGGTATCCTGATCATGACCGGGGCGAACTCGGCGGTCGGGCTGCGGTCGACCCCGGCGCGCTACATCTTCCTCGACGAGGTCGATGCCTATCCGGCCTCGGCCGACGAGGAAGGCGATCCGGTCACGCTGGCGGAAGCGCGGTCGCTGACCTTCGCGCATCGGCGCAAGGTGTTCCTGGTCTCGACGCCCACGATCCGGGGTCTGAGCCGGATCGAACGGGAATACGAGGCGTCCGACCAGCGCCGGTTCTTCGTGCCGTGCCCGCATTGCGGCCATCACCAATGGCTGAAGTTCGACCGGCTGCGCTGGCAGAAGGGGCGGCCGGAAACGGCGGAATATCACTGCGAGGGCTGCGACCAGCCCATCGCGGAACACCACAAGACGGCGATGCTGGAGGGCGGCGAATGGCGGGCGACCGCCACGGCCGCCGATCCTACCACGGTCGGGTATCACCTCTCGGCGCTCTATTCGCCGATCGGCTGGCTGAGCTGGGAGCGGATCGTGCGGTCATGGGAGGCGGCCCAAGGGTCGGACGAGGCGATCAAGGCGTTCCGCAACACGATCCTCGGCGAAACCTGGGTCGAAACCGGGGAAGCGCCGGACTGGCAACGACTCTACGACCGGCGCGAGCGTTGGAAATCCGGCACCGTGCCAGCGGGCGGGTTGTTCCTGACCGCCGGGGCCGATGTGCAGAAGGACCGAATCGAGGTCGATGTCTGGGCGTGGGGCCGAGGGCTGGAAAGCTGGCTTGTCGATCACGTCGTCATAGAAGGGGGGCCCGGCAATCCGGCGTGCTGGCGGCAGTTGACCGATCTTCTTGGACGAACTTGGCCGCATGCCAGCGGCACGCATATGACGATTGCCCGGCTCGCTATCGACTCGGGCTTCGAGACCAGTGCCGTCTACGCCTGGTCGCGGCAGGTTGGGTTTGCCCAAGTCGCCCCCGTGAAGGGGTTGGAGGGTTTCAACCGCTCGAGCCCGGTGACGGGGCCGACCTATGTCGACGCCACCATCGCGGGCAAGCGACTACGGCGCGGCGTCCGGCTCTGGACCGTGGCCACATCGACCTTCAAGGCCGAAACCTACCGCTTCCTGCGGCAGGATCGACCGATAGCCGAGGATATCAGCGCTGGTGCGTCATTTTCCGCTGGAACGGTGCACTTGCCGGACTGGGCCGACAGGGAGTGGCTGAAGCAGCTGACTGCCGAACAGTTGGTGGCGGTCAAAAGCAGGCGCGGGTTTTCGAAGCTGGAATGGCAGAAACTGCGCGAACGCAACGAGGCGCTGGATATTCGCATCTATGCCCGCGCGGCCGTGTGGATCCTTGGCGCAGACCGCTGGCCGGATGCGCGGTGGGTGGAATTGGAAGGCCAGTTCAGGGTGATCGACGGGCGAGGCAAAGAGGCAGGGGCAAGAACGGAGCAGACGCGCGCGCCAAGAAGTTCAGCGCGCCGAAGGACGGTGCGGTCAAACTACATGGGGTGATCCGGTCCCGAAATCAGCGTTCCCGCATCTCGCGGCTGCGCTGGAAGGCCTCGAGGGAGACCTTGCGCCGCTCGGCAATCGCGCGGAGGCGTGCCGCGATCTCCGCCGCGCCGAAATCGGTGGGGTGGAAGGGACCGCCGTACCAGCGAACCATGTCCTTGTGCTGCGGGTGGCTGCGTTTCGAGATGGCCTCAAAGAAGTCCATGAAGCCGGGTGGGCCGCCGACGTCTTCGGGCGGCGTGCGACGCTCACCATCAATGAATATGGGATAGTCGACGCAAGGATCGGCAACACCGACGCTTTCCACGGTGATCCGGTGCTGCCAGTCGTCGCCGAAATCGTAGGTATAGAGGAACTCGGTGACCCCGCGGCCGATCAGGGTGCCAAGGCGCATGGATTTTGCCTGATAGATCTTGCGCCCCCATGCCGCGTCCTCGGCCCCCGGTTCTCCGTAGACCCGATCACCAATGGTGAACTGGTAGAGATGGGTGTTTTCCCACGGCATCACCGCTTGGATCACCTCGTGCAGCGAACGAAGGTTGGTCGTGAGGCTGACCGCGGCGCGCCGCCAGATGCGGGGCTCGAGGTGTTCGAGGTCGATACGAAGGCGGGCAATCTCTTGGGTCATGGGCTCGGGCAGAGTTTGGGCGGTATCGCCTGAGGATAGAAGGCAGGGCGCATGGCGACAATCACAGAACTCCGGACCCGGCGCGATGCCCTTGCGGCGCAGCGGTCCTCGGGTGTGGCGCGGGTCAGCTATGACGGCAAGTCGGTCGACTACCGAAGCCTCGCTGAAATCGACCGGGCCATCGATGTGCTGGACCGCGAGATTGCCACAGCCGAAGGGCGACAGATCATCCGCCAGGTGCGGGTGATTGCCACCAAGGGATTATGACGCATGGGCTGGCTCGATACCTTTCGCCGCCAGAAGACGGGCGGCCCTGACGCTGTGCGTGCGCGGCTGGAAGGGGCCATGGCCAAGCGACGGCTCCGGGGCTGGCAGCCGCCGCTGGAAAACATCAATTCACTGGTTGCGTCGGGCGGACCGCGCCTGCTGGCGCGGTCTCGTGAACTGGTGGTGACCAATGGTTATGCCGCCAATGCGTGTGAGGCCTTTGCCTCGAACCTCGTCGGTGACGGGATCAAGCCTTCGTCGCTGATCGAAGATCCGGCCCTGCGGGATCAGGTGCAACGGGTGTGGTTGGCCTGGACCGATGAGGCCGATGCCGATGGGCTGACCGATTTCTATGGGCTGCAGGCCATGGTCGCGCGCGAAATGTTCGTCGCGGGCGAATGCTTTGTGCGGCTGCGGCCGCGCCGGGCGGAGGATGGGCCGCCTGCGCAACGACGCCGAGACCACCTTTGAGTATCACCTCTTCAACGGCATCCAGGGGCTGGTGAAAGACCCGCGCGACGGGGCGACGGTGG